ACTTATGGGGCATTGGGATTGGGCAAACACTAGCAAACGGAATGTGATCTACTTCCTCGTTATCTAGGATTTCTGAGCCAGCATAGGTAATCTTACGCAGCTCGGCAATGCCATCCTCATCGTAGTCGGTGCGGATATAGCACTCAAACACTTCGATGTCTTGCATTGAGAAGTCTAAAGACTGGGACTCATCCGGCATCTCGCCACGATCAAATCGTGCAATGCGCTCAGGCGTGTAAGTCAAGTCTGAGTAAGCAGGCAGGTTATCTACAATGTCTTTATCGTAGCCAGCAGCAATCAAATCCGAGCGAGTCATATTAAGACGGTGGGCTACAAAACGAGCGTCTTTAATCGTCTTATCACGCTTAGAGATTAAGAACTCCTCTGGCGGCACATTCTGCACCTTAACACGACCAGACTCTTTCTTTTTCATTACCACTACATCGTAAGAGAATGTCGCAGGGATAATCATTCCGCTAATCGGGTCAATCACCTCTGGCGATACTTCTTTTATGTCTTGGCTTACTAACTCCATCGTGCCATCAGAGAACAATAGCTGAAACTCCTCGGCTGATAGGTCTTTGTACTTCTCTTTGGTTGGATCTGCGCTATCTTCCCACCAATATTTGACAATGCCGTTCTTTTGCAACAGAGCGTCTTTAAACCAGTTGTGCATTAGGATTACGCCATCATTGTCTTGGAAAAAGACTAGATTGCAGTATTCCGTAGCTTGTTTAGCGCCTTCCTCATCGCCTGGGCCTTTAGGCTCAAAGCGGCATAACTCATCTGACTGGGTAAAGATACGCAACAGTTGTGGCAATGCACCATCAATAACTTCAGCAACTTCGCCAGTAACAATGGATGAGCGGCCTTCTACTTCGTTGCCATACGGCTCACGATTGTAGTAGGTCAGCGCCTTTCTACGAGCTTCGGTTGTTTCGGTATCTACATAGCCGATTGAGTTATCAATCTCTGCATCTAGAATACCTTTTAGCTTGTTGTCATCCATATTTAAACTATCCAGTTTGCGTTAATTTTTAATGGCTGCGCCCATGTATTTGTTTGCTCTAAGCCTAATGCCAGATACCGGAAGGAATCACTAGAATGTGATGCCCAGTCATGCAATGGCTTGTCGTAAAACACATTACGCTTTTCATCGTATTCTCGCCTATAGTTTCGTAGGCAATCTAAACCCTGCTTTACCTTTGGCATATTGAACCAGCACTTAGGCAATAGCCTTCTGACCGCTTGTATGCCGTCATCTACTGCAAGCCTTGGCAAAACCTTACAGTCCAATCCAGCTTCTCTCAGCACTTCTATTCTGCTCTTGCCTGTGCCTAGCTCTCTGACTTCCACATCGTGCGGAAGGAGTTGCTCGGCCTTATGCCAGTTGTTTTCTTTTAGCCATTCTACATACCAATCTAAACCTTGACCATGATTTTCAACATGATCCATTACTCTGAACTCTTGTCCAGCTATCTGCATTACAAAGATTGCAGTTGAGTCACCGATGCCTAAGTCCCAGGCTACATAAGTGCGGCATAGATCATCTCTATCAATAGCGCACATCCGACCATTTTCTTCTAAATTGTTTATTAGTTTGCCGTAATAACTACCTTCTACAGCAGCATTAAAACTGCACTCAAACTCTTGGTTGTACTTATCATCGCCCATCTCTTTACGAGCTGCGTCTAATTCTTCTACATCTATAATCTTTGTTTCGCTGGCTTTAAACTGCAATGCTGACCAGCCAGGCTCTTTGCTAGATCGGTCAAATAAGTCTTTAAAGTGGTTGTTGCCTTTAGGTGTGCCGATAAACAAGCACCATCCTTTTCTGTCCGCTAAAGCAGGCCGAATGATCTCGTTCCATATCTTAGGGTTTTGATCGCCAATTTCGTCTAGCACTACGCCATCAAAATACTGCCCACGCAAACTGTCAGGGTTATCTGATCCGTATAGTTGAATCCTGCGACCTAGAAAGTCCACCCTTAACTCAGCAATGTTCGCTACCGCATCTAGCGGTCTTACAAAGTGCGTAAGGTAGTCCCATGCCACTCGTTTAGCCTGCCCATAGGTAGGTGCTATATAAGCGTATCTAGGGGCTTGCTGGTTGTTTTCAAGAGCAGCCTTAATAATTTGGTTTAGTGCCGCTACTGTCTTGCCCATCCTTCGATGCGCTACACCTACTACAAAGCGATGCTCATCCATCGCCTCATGGATTAACTTCTGAGGCGCTCTAGGTTTATAAGGGATCGTTATTACTCGCTCAGCCATTTAACCGCTAAAGGTGCGCCATCTGCGCCAGATACTTCTAATGCGTTTGTTTCTTTCCATTGCGCCCTAGTCTTTAGCCAAAAGATCGCTGCGGCAGTATTACCATTCTTTGCCTGCTGAAATAGGGTTTGACCGATAGAAGCGTTAGCGTCTACCCTGCCATCCTCTAAATCCTTCTTGTAGTGCTTAACCAGCGTATCGTCTGATATATCTAGCTTGCCAGCAATATCTACATACTTAATCCCTACAGCGCTAAGGCTTCGGACTAATTTTCTTGTTTCTTCTGTTGGGATATGTTCTATACCTTGCATATTAAGCCTTTTCTAACTCCGAAAGTACGGCCTTTTTGCCTGTAAATTCTTCCCAGCGCTTAACTATTACATCGCAGTATTTGGGGTCTAGTTCCATTAAACGGGATTTTCTGCCTAGTTTTTCGCAAGCAATCATAGTAGAGCCTGAACCACCAAATAAGTCTAATACTGTATTCCCTGATTTACTTGCATCTTCTAGGGCTTTTTCAATAAGTTCTACTGGCTTCATAGTAGGGTGCAGGTCATTTTTAACCGTTCTTTTAATATCCCATATATCCATGCCGTTGTTACCGCCATAAAAGTTATGGTTATCGCCTGTCCAGCCATAAAAAATAGGCTCGTATTTACTCATGTAATCACTGTTACTTAGGGTATGGTTGCCTTTATCCCAAATAATTAGGCTTCTAACCTTTAAATTGGTTCTTTCGAGCGATTTCCAGTATTCACCTATACCTAACCTGTAAAAAGTAATGTAAAACGCACCTACGCAGTAAGCGTAAATAATAGAGTTAATGGCGTCAAAAAAGTCTTCTGCCTCGGTTTTGGTCATTTTGTCGTTTTTAATACCACCGTGTTTGGCGTTAAAACTTTTAGAACCGTCAGCGTGAATACCGCCAGTAAAGTCCATGTTATAGGGCGGGTCAGTAAACACCATATCGGCTTTACCAAACTCCATCAGCTTATCTACTGCATCGGTACTGGTGCTATCACCGCACATAAGTCTATGATTTCCAAGAATATATATGTCGCCTAGTTTAGTTGTAGGCTCGTCTGGTACATCAGGCACAGCATCTTCATCTGTTAGCCCTTCTGTTTCCTCTATGGGGTTTAGCAGGGCATCTAGTTCATCAGGATCAAATCCCAATAGGCTTAGGTCTATATCGTCTTTTAGGTCTTGCAACTCTAGCGATAGCATACCTGTATCCCACCCAGAGTTTAGGGCGATACGGTTATCTGCTAATACATAGGCTTTGCGCTGTGCTTCGGTCATGTGGCCTAGCTGTACTACTGGCACTTTATCCATGCCTAGCTTCCTAGCTGCCATTAGCCTGCCATGCCCAGCAATAATGCTGTTATCTTTATCTACAAGTACAGGGTTATTGAACCCAAACTCTTTGATTGATCCAGCAATCTGAGCAACTTGCTCGTCTGAGTGTGTCCTGGCATTTTTAGCGTAAGGTATCAGGGTTTCTACTGATAACCACTCTATTTTTGTTGCTCCTAACATTCCATTCCCTTTGGGTTGATGGTTGATGATGTTGCTATTCTACAACAGTTTATGTCCCCATACAATTATGTAGTTGTTTGGGAATGTATTAGGGTATTCCTCTATCACCTCAAACTTAGGCAATAGTTCTTTTAACTCATCTAGCGTTAGCTTGTTCTTAGTAAAGCAACTGTTAGGTAATCCGCTATTCATTGTCAGATAGCCTCTTTTGGCCTTACTTAGCACTTTCTCTATGTACTTTATCTCTAGCTCTCTCGGTAGCTCTGAGTACGCATAATTGCTAACAATCAAGTCATACTCTACATCGCCCCTATGCTGGTTTAGCGTAGTGGTTTTGTAGGATGCGTTTAGGATGTGATGCTCTAGGTACTTTTCTGCCAGGCGCAAGACAGGTTGCAAATCAAACAAATGGTATTGTTGCATTGCAATGGTACGGTCTAGCACTAACATCTGACCGCCATACCCTACACCGATCTCTGCTACTTTCTCTACATCGCCAAACAATGTCTTAACATCGCTTGCTACTTTCATATAGCGTAATGTAGATGGGCTGATGTGTCCGATTGGATACTCTTGCGGTGATGCGCCACCTATTAAATCGTTTTCTTGGTACTTCTCTACATCTTGCAACATCTCTGGCGATTGCCGATTGACTGCTTCTAGGCACATAGCGCCTTGCATATAGGATGCGTGTTCTAGCACTCCAGAATAAGCTGGATGCCGTTTAAAGTTTACAAAAGCATCGTAACAGTTAAGCGCATTGCTAACTGCGGCAACATAAGCGCCGTTATCACTTTCTGATGGGTTAATGCTGGTGAACTCTACCATTTAACTTTGTCAGCCCAGTAAGCTGCGCTCATCTTGCCTTTAGCGATGTTGCTGCCGTGTCTAGCCTTGAAACTCTTTTGTCTTGCTTTGCCTGCTTCTGTCTTAGGGTTAGCGCCTGCTCCGCTTACGCCCTGCTGACCAAAACGAATGGTCTTTACTTTATCGCCCTCTTTAGCCACTACTACATGGCTTTTAGTAGGATGGTTTGGTGTGCGTTTAGGTTTATTAAATCCTGCAACGCCCATGCGCTCTAGGATGCCAGCAGCCTCACGGACTTTCA